GGAACAACACTTTGCAAATGCAAAAGTTTCTTTTGATTATGATGATACACTTTCAACTGATAGAGGTAAAGACTTAGCAAAGGAAGCAATAGACAAAGGCGAAGATGTTTATATTATTTCGGCTAGAGATAGCAAAGACGGAATGTTATCAGTAGCTAATGAGTTAGGAATTACATCAAGTAAAGTTTATGCAACTGGTAGCAATAAAGCGAAAGTTGAAAAGATTAAAGAATTAGGAATAAGCAAACACTACGATAATAATATTGATGTAGTTAAAGAACTTGGAAGCATAGGCGAAAAGTTTATGCAACAAAATTTTGCAATTAGCAATGAAGATAAAAGAATAATATCAGGACCATTAATGATTGCAGAAAAACCGATATATCGCAATGATGATCAAGGCGAATATTATATTAAGTTTTCAGCAGAAACTATAAAGCAGATAGCTATTAAGTATGCAAAAAAAGGATTTCAGAATAATGTAAACTTAATGCATGATAGTGGTTCGGTTGTTAGTGGGTTAACTTTATTTGAAAGTTTTATTTGCGATACTGAAAGGGGAATAATTCCAATGCAAGGTTTTGAAGATGTATCTAATGGTAGTTGGTTTGGTTCTTTTTATGTTGAAAATGATGAAGTTTGGAATGATGTAAAAGCTGGTAAATTCAAAGGGTTTAGCGTTGAAGGATTATTTAAATACAAGCCAACACAAACAGAAATGACGGCAGAAATGGCAGCAGATGAAATATTATCTATTTTAAATCAAACAAACGACGACTTTGATACTCTTATAAATGAATAAATTATTTTATGAGTATAAATTTAAAAGATAAACTAGAAAAAATTAAAGGAGCATTTGAGGTTTTAGCTGCAAAATTTAATTCTGCTGAATCTACTCCAGCACCACAACCAATGCCACAAACTGCAAAAATGGCTACTGATTACAAAACTTTAGATGGTCAAACCGTTTTAAGTATTTCTGATTTAGTAGTTGGTGGCGATGTTATGATTGGCGAAACTGCTGCACCTGATGGCGAATATACTTTAGATAACAACACTATTGTACAAGTTGCTGCTGGTAAAATTGTTGAGTTAAGTTCACCAGTTGAAGATACAATGCCGGAGGAAATGAAGAAAATGCAAGATACCATTACTAAAATGAGTACTCAAATTGCAACATTAGAAAGTGCATTAAATACGCAAAAGCAAAACTTTTATTTATCAGTTGCCAACAATAAGGAACTTATGGAATTAGTTGTTGAATTAAGCGAAAAAAGCATAGTAGCACCAGTAGAAAAAGTAATTGATTATTCAAAACTTACCCCTCTTCAAAAATTTAGACTTTCAAAACAAAATTAATAATAAAAAAAAACAAATAAAAAATGGCAATTTCATACAACATTGTTGACATTCGTGGCGTAGCAGCCGAGCCGGTAGTAGAAGAGATACTATTTCAAAATGACACCATTAACAAAGGTTTAGTAACCCTTGAAGAAGATGTTAAAGCTGAAACAATATTTACAGAGGCTACAGCTACTGCAACTTTACAAGCATATACAAGTGGTGCACCTACATCTTCAGGTTCTTTAACTGCTTTTGATGTAGCAGTAACTCCAGTTAAGACACAATTCTATCAAGAGTTTGACCCTAATACTATTCGTTTCTCACGTTTCAAAAGAGATTTGAAACCGGGTGCTTGGGAAATATTTAGTAATGAATTTGAAAGAATAGTTATTGGTGGGCTATATGCTCAACAAGTTTCTAATGCTATCGAAAAAGAATTTTGGCAAGGTGTTACAAGTGCAACAAAAACAGCAGTTGCAGCTTTAACAGCAGGTACTGCTAATACTTCGGTAGGTGCAGCAGAAAAAACAGCAGTTGCAGCTTTAACAGCATCACAAACAGATGGTATCATTGCTAAAATGATATATAATAATTCTAATGCTACACTTACAGCAGGTGTAGGAACTAGAATTAAGGTAGCAGGAACAACTGTAAGTGCATCAAATATCAAAGCAGAATATGACAAAGTTTATGCAGCTATTCCAGCAGTTGTATTAACTGGTTCTGAAATGCCAATGATTTATGCTCCTAAAAGCCATAAGCAAATGTTAGTACAAGCTAACAACGTAACTACTGATTACAAAAAGCCTTTTGATATTAGTCCTAATATGGATAGCTTTTACTTCAATGGTTTACAAATTGTGTTTGTTCCAGTACCGGAGAACGTTGTTATATGTGCTTTAAAATCACACTTAATTTGGTGTACAGATTTACAAAGTGATATCAACAAAGTTCAACTTGATAAAATAGCTTTCAATAGAGAAGATATGTTTATTAAGAATAATATGACTATTGCTGCTCACGTTGTTAACCAAAAGTTTAACGTTCTTTACATAGGATAAAATTAACTAACTAGGGGAGTGTAAAAACTCCCCATAATTATAAATATTATGGCGTGTGCATTAACACAAGGATATGCTTTAGATTGTAATGATTCATTTGGAGGTATCAAAGAACTTTGGTTTATTGAAAAAGCAAATGTAACAGTTGCTGCAACAGCAGGTATTACTACTGGAATTACTAAAGCTGTAGGCAAAAAGTTTTGGAAATATGAGTTGATTCACCAAACAGCCGAAGTAACTGAAAGTAAAGCAGGTAGTAGAGAGAATGGAACTAATATGGTAACTCAAACTATTAAGTTTCCTATTAATAAAATGTCAGTTTCATTGCGTAATGAATTGGAGTTATTATTCCAAAATTTATTAGTTGCAGTAGCAGTTGATAATAATGGTACTCCTTGGATTTATGGTGTTGATTTTGGATTAAAAGCAACACAGGCAGATGCAAAGACTGGTGTTAAATTAGGTGACCGTAATGGGTATGAAGTTACATTAGTAGGCGAAGAAAAAGTATTTGCATTAAAAGTAGATAATACTTCTTATGCAGCACTTGGAACAGTAGGAGCATAATAATAAAATATTTTACAATTAAATAAGGCGTGACGAATAATAACGTCACGCCTTTTTTTTATGATAATACTTTCAAAAGATAATACAGAGGATATAGTAATTGTAACACTTGAAGAAAGTAGGACATTAAATAATCCTTACTATTTATTTGTTTTCAAATCAACTACACCTGAATTTATAATTAATTATATTGTAGATAGTGCTGACGATGCAAGTAATTTTAAAAACAGATTTAATTCATTTACGTTTGATACATCAACTATATTTGCAAATGCAGATGTAGGTCAATATCAATATTATGTTTATGAGCAAGATAATAATATAAATATTGATACTACAGGACTTAATTTAGTTGAATGTGGCAAAATGGTTTTAAAGCAAACAGCAGCAGATATATTCACAGGCTACCAGCCTACAACAACTTACAAAGGTTATAATGGCTAAGATAAAAAATACCACAGAAATAGAATTTGTAAAGCGAAAATTTAACTTTGCTGATAGTGTTATACCTACTTTTAAAAAGCCTTTAACTGGTGGCATTGTTAAATATGGCAGTAAGGATGATTACGGAGATTATTTGATTAATCTATTTAATAAATCTTCAAAGCATAGTGCTATTATTAATGGTAAAGTAGTTTATATTTTCGGCAATGGTTTTGCTCCAGTAGATGCAACTAATACTGCTGCATTATCTTTTTTAGCAGCAGCAAATGATTTTGGTGAGGATTGGAATACAGTTGCTAAAAATGCAATATTAGATACTGAAATTTTTGGAGGTTTTGCACTTCAAGCCATTCCCAAAATTGGTGGAGGTTTTAATTGGTTTAACATTACATTCAACAATGTAAGAACTGATTATGATAATAGCAGTTTTGAATATAAAAAAGATTGGAAAGATTATCAAGAGAAAGTTCAAAAATTCGATGCTTTTAATCCAACTATAACAGATAGAGCAAGTATATTTTATTTTAAAGAATATAGACCGGGCATTAAAGTTTATCCTCTACCTAGTTGGGTTGCTTGTTGTAATTGGATAGAGAGTGATATAGAAGTAAGTAAAGCTACATTGACTAAGTCAATGACTGGTTTTAGTGCTAGCAAAATGATTAGCTTTTTCAATGGTCAGCCAGCAGATGAAACTGCTAAACGTGACATTGAGCAAAGGGTTAAGAATAAGTTTACTGGTGGCGAGGGTGAAACTGTAATGATCAC